GCGCCTTGTTATTGCCGACCAGACAGGTGCTCGTGGTCTTGCCGAAGCAACACTAGAAAACCTGCGGGTGCTGTTCACTGGCCGCAATGGCGATATGAACTGGGACTTGTACAACAAGGTTCGTGTGCAAGGTGACGAGTTCGCAGAGTTCTCCATTCGCAACATTGATGAGGATGGAACAGTCACGTACAACGTGAGCGTTGATGACTTGCGGAACATGGCCGATCATCAAAAGCCACTGGGTGTCATTTCCAATCTTGGTCAGACAAAGGAAATTTCGGCCCAGCAGACCTGGGTTCAGTTCGGGTGGGGCGGTATGGGGCGCTCCCTGGCGCGCATGACCCGTGAGCCGATCTTCATGGGGCAATACATCGAGGCTCGTCGGCTGTTGCAGCCGCTAGAGGATGCACGGCGTACACGGCTGATTGATGAGGGGTTTGAGGAAGACGTCGCTGGAATGAAGGCACGTGAGTGGGCAACCAAGGCTGCCACTGAACGGGCTTACAACACGACGATGGATTATGTCGATAACCCGGCCATTCGCTCTCAGTTGGCTTGGGAGGTGCGCAACGTTGCTCGCTTCTACCGCGCACTGGAGGACTTTGGTCGCCGCATGATTCGCACGGCACGCAACGAGCCATCTGCCTTTTTAAAGTTGGGTGCTGCGTGGCGAGTTCTGGACAGCAGTGGATTCTTCTGGGAAGACGAGTATGGCGAGCAGTATTTCATCTGGCCTGGTACACCACAAATGTTCAGCGGTGTCAACTGGTTCCTGAATAACGTGGCTGACCGGGGCAACATGTACACCCCCGATCTTCCGTTGGCGTTTACATCCAACGTGACCATGCTTACTCCATCTGCCGACCCGAATGCCCTGTTCCCCACGTTTAGTGGCTTTTACAGTGCGGCAACGGTCTTGCCCATCGTTAAAGGATTCAAGTCACTGTTCGGCGTTGATCTTGAGCAGGAACTGTTTGGCGAATACAGCAAGAACACACAGTGGCCATTGGGTGCACTGCCACCGCACCTTGTGCGCGTGGCGCAGTCGTGGAACGTGCTATCGGGCGACATCACTGAAACGTCAGTCAACAATCGGCTGAACCAAAACCGTGGAGCCCTTGGCCTCAATAGCCTGTATGTGTCCTCCGCTTTCTCTACCATCCAGGCCGCTGGTGCGGCAGGCTGGTGGAACGAGAACGAGTACATGACACCAGAAGAGAAGACTGCTTTGATGCGTCGCGTGGACCGCGCTGCGGTCTGGGTAACGGGGCTAAAGATTGCCTTAAGTCCAGTCCTACCTGCCGCCATCCAGGCCCAGGACTTGAGTTCAAGCGATATGGCCCGCAGCCTGGGATACAACGACCTGCGGTCAGAGTTCATCCAACTGTTGAAGGAAGCCGAGAATCCAGACGACGCAGTCGTGGCATGGATGCAGATGTACCCCGATGGCCGCAGCCCCTTTATCGCTGTGGAGGGCCGTGGCGGTGAGCAGTTGACCAGCGGCTACTGGACTCCCTTCAAGGAGACTGCTGACTTCGTTGAGAAGAACGCTGACCTTGTGGAAGAGAATCCGCTGGGCTTGAGTTTCTTCCAGCCCGGCAAGGGTGAGACAACGCTCCGCGCTTTTGAGGTTCTTAAAGTCAATGACTTGACCCCTGAGGGCACGCCGCTGAACTACCTGGAGCGGGTGCTGACTTCTCATGCCGATGCTGTGGAAGAGCAGGAGAAGCGCCTGTACCAGATGGATCGTCTGGCTGATGCTGTCCCGCAGAAGGTGTGGAGTCAGACACGGCTTGACCTGCAAGAGCGCTTCCCGAACATGGGTGGCGGCGAGGTATCTATTCCGTCTGACACAAACTTTGAGTACGGCAGCGAGGACTACGAGTCAACTCCTGTCGCCCGTATGCGTCAGGCTGGTGAGGAACTCAGGGATCGCGGTCAACTTGATAAGCGTGGCGAGTACCTGATGGAACTGATTGCGGTATCCGAGGAAATTTACCGGAACTTGTATCCGCGAGACTTCCTTGATCCGCAGCGAGAGAAGTACCGCACGGCTCAGGGCGAGTATTGGGATGCAGTTATTCGTAAGGCGGCAGAGGACAACCCGAATGATCGAATCTTTATGAGTGCCCTACGGGAGTTGACATTGCATTTGGACTTCGGTTGGCCTGCAGAAGTGGAGGTGGCTAATGGCTAATCCCCCTACTACAAACAAGCCCAAGCCGGTAACGAGCGACATTAAGCGGCTGCCTGGTCGCACGGGTGGTCCCGGCAAATTGCAGACTGAGGCAGTTCCCTCGCAGCAGGCTCAGACCCCTTTACAAAATCCTGCATACACCGGCAATGTAGTTGACTTCTACACGTGGCGCGCTAGCCAGGAGCAGGGCGAAACAGTTATCCGTGGTGACGCACGCATTTACGCGGGCGTCGGATACACGGACTACCTGGGCAAATATGGTCGCATTGAGCAGCCGTTCTTTGAGAATGCTGACCGCGCTGTACTTATGGGCTGGCAGCAGATATCAGAAAATCAGGCAGCCCTGGACATGCTGGCTGACGTTTACCGGGCTCACTACCGCAAGCCCAACGACTATGTGCCATCCCCGAATCAACTGTTGAGCATTTACGAACGGGCTGCCGCTGATGCTTCGACGGCTGCAGCCAACGACGCTCGCATCACCATCTCCGACGTTTTAAATTCGTACGCGGCAATGGACGTCTACGGCATCCCTGTCGGTGACGGAAGCGGTGGGAGAAAAGGGCCCACGCAGTTTGAGACACGAAGAAACCCGGCAGATGTTCGGATTCTGGCAAACGCCTTGGCGCAGGAGATGATTGGCCGCAGCATCGATGATGACGAGTTTTCTCGCATGATGCGTCGGGTGCGTCAGGCTGAAAGCGATTCCCCCAGGACTGTCAGTGTGCAAGGCGGCACGCAGATCACCGAGGAAGGCATCTCTGATGCTGAGCGTCAGCAGGTTCTACAGGAAGCAATCATGGAGATTCCTGAGTTTGCCGCTTATCAGGGTGGCGAGGGCCTGATTGACAATCTGGATCAGGGTGCTCGTGAGTTGCAGTCAGAAATGGCAGGCCTGTAATGGCGATGACAAAAGAAGAGCGGCGGCAGTACAAGGAGAACTACAAGAACGCGCTGCTGAAACTCGTTGAGGAAGACCCCAATAACTCGTTTCTGCAAGGTCTGCGTGAGTATCGCCGTCGCCTAAACGCCAAGCAGGATGACGCTTTTAAAACTGTTGAAGAGGCAGACAACTATCTGTCTGACTTGCAGTCGAAAGACCCGTGGTGGTTGTCTTTCACTGCTGGTGAGCGGCGGCGCAGGTTGCAGGAGATTGATCCTGAGAAGGCTGCCGACTTTAACGATGGTGTCAATTCGGCCCGCCTGGCCATTGAAGCCAGTGCTCGCGCTTATTCAGTCACGTTGGATGAGCAGCGTCTAAATGATCTGGCTCGCCAGTCCTATCTTGAGGGCTGGGACGAGAACAACATTCGCGCTGAACTGCGTCGCCTGGTCGATGAGACTTTGGCGGCTGACGAAACCAACGAGGGGCTGACTGGTTCCCTTGGCGGGTACGCGGCAGAGTTGTCTGGTTGGTCAACACGTAACGGTTTTGAAATTGACCAGGCTACTGCTGATCGCATGCTTTCTAGTGTCGCGTTCGGTGAAATGTCGATGGAGCAGGTTAAGGACTCACTGCGTCAGCAGTACATGGTCGGTGCTTTCCCCGCGTGGGCTGAGCAAATCAATGCTGGCATGGACATTTATGACCTTGCCGCCCCATATCGGGCGACTGCGCAGAAGATGTTGGGTCGCACAGAGATTCAACTGAATGACCCGATCATGCAGCAGATGATGCAGTACCAGGACGAGGGTGGGTCGTGGAAGGCTCGCCCATTGTGGGAGGCAGAGAAGTTCATTCGTAACACCGAGGAGTGGCAGTACACGGATGATGCGTATGACACGTACGCAACTGTTGGTGCCCGCATCGGGCGCATGTTTGGGTTTGGGTGATCTGAGTGAATCTGGATCAGATTAACGAGCAGTACCGGCTTGCTGAACAGGCTGCCAACATTCATTTGCAGAATGGCAACCCACAGTGGGCTAATGAGCAACACAAGTACATGCAGTCTCTTGTCGCTAAACGCGACGCTCTGGTGGCATCGCAGGCTCAAACCCAAGGTGGCGGCAACACTGGCGGTAAGTCAGTAGAGCAGATTCTTGCGGAGCAAGAGCAGGCACGCATTGATGCCGAGAATCGTCGCAAGGATCAAGAAGCCAAGGCGTACCTAACTGACCTGTTCAGCCAATACGGCGGTATGCAGGACTTAGTCGGGCAGATCGATCAGTTGATTCGTGACTACGGCAACAGCCCCGAGGTTCTTGTTGGCAAGGTTCGCCAGACCGAAACGTACAAGAATCGTTTTAAAGGTCTTATTCGTTTGCAGCAGCAGGGCGTCACTGACATTCGCAACGAGGATCAGTATCTGAATCTGGAGACTCAGTATCGACAGGTATTCCGTGAGGCAGGGATGCGTGACTTCCTTGGACCGGATGGTACGCAGGCGCAGTTCGATGCCATCGGTGAACTTGTTGCCGACTACAGCGTGAGCGTTGATGAGGTTCGTGGGCGAGTTAATGACGCTTCACGGGTTGTGGCGAATACGTCTGCCGAGGTTCGGGATGCACTGCAGACCTACTATGGCATCACGCCAGATGTGCTCACTGAGTATGTCCTTGACCCAGAGCGCACCATGAACAAGGTCAATGAGATTGCTAACGCCACTTTGATTGGTGGGCGTGCGGCGCAACAGGGCTTGGATATCAACCGCACTGCAGCCGAAGCGGCGTCCACGCTGGCTGGTGATTCCGACATCAACCTTGGCCAGTTTGAGCGTGAGTTCACTGCAGCCCGTGAGGTGCGAGACAGTACCCGACGGCTTGCATCTATTGAGGGCAGTGAACTAACGGACAGCGAATCGTTCCTGGCAAGCCTGGAAATGGACGCTGATGCAGAGCGCAAGGTTCGTGGCTTGCGTTCTCGTGAGCGTGCACGATTCTCTGGCACTTCGGCTATTACGTCATCTTCCCTGCAGGGCAACAGTTACTAGAGATTGTGAGTTCAGTATGTGCATGAGTTGTGGGTGCGGCAAGAAGAAGGGCCAGCCGGGTTTCGGCAAGGGCCCTCGCGCTAAGGCGATGCCCAAGGTGAAGAAGACCACTGCTGCAAAGAAGGCGAAGAAGAAGTAGTGCCCGCGAAGAAAGACCCGCGTTTAAAGAACGCGGGCGTTTCTGGGTACAACAAACCCAAGCGAACGCCAGGTCATTCAAAGAAGTCTCACGTGGTAGTCGCCAAAGAAGGCGACAAGGTGAAGACGATTCGGTTTGGCCAGCAAGGCGTCAAGGGTGACAAGCAGCCCACCAAGCGTCAGGCTTCTTTTAAAGCAAGACACGCAAAGAACATTAAAAAGGGAAAAATGTCGGCCGCTTATTGGGCAGACAAAGTGAAGTGGTGATCCACTTCGGGCGCGTAATGGTCAGAGGATGTAAGTCGCTACTCCGGACGGAGTTGCGCTTTCCTACCCCGGTTCGATTCCGGGCGCGTCCACTCCGACCAGGACCAACCGGCCCCTGGCGCGTATGAGCCCGGTAGTCAAAGCCAACAGCCTCTCCCCCAGGAGCCTGTTGTGGTTGGCGTTTCCAAGGTAAACCAGATGGGAGTAACACATGTCCGAGTACGACGATTTCGACATTGACAACCTGGATGACGATTCGGGAACCGATGTCGTCAAGCAACTGCGGAAGGCCTACAAGGCTAAGCAGAAGGAGATTGAGAACTTGCGCCAGCAGGTGCAAGAACTTTCTTCCGCATCCCGCAGGAGTGTCGTTGAGGGCGTCTTGACTGAGCAAGGCGTTGATACACGCATCAGCAAGTTCATTCCTGACAGTGTTCAAACGGCAGAAGAGGTTTCGACCTGGCTGTCGGAGAACGGTGAACTGTTCGGTGTGAATGTGCAACCGCAAGAATCACCACAAGAAGTGCAGGCGGCTAGCCGCATCGCATCGATTGGTGAAGTAGCAACCCCTGCTGATTCCGGCGACATTATGAGCCGCATCAACAGCGCCACTTCCCCTGAGGAACTGAACGAGATTCTGTTCGGTAACACCGTCGGGCCAGTCAAGTAATTCACATTTAACTACTACACCCTTGGAAGGGGGTGAACGCACATGGCAGATAGTTTCGTTACTTCTGCAACCAACTCCGGCGCGACCATCAAGACCGCGCAAGCAGTGTCCACTTCGTACGCTGCTGGCGGTTCCGGCGAGGGTTACGACAACCTCGTGCAGCGCGCCTACGACCGGATGGTTGAGTTCGCTCTGCGTTCGGAACCGATGTTCCGCAACCTGGCCGACAAGCGTCCGGTGCAGCAGGCAATGCCAGGCTACGCGGTCACCTTTAGCCTCTACAATGATCTGGCTAAGGCAACCACTCCGCTGTCGGAAGAGTCCGACGTTGACGCTGCTGCTCTTGATGACGTTGACACCGTCAGCGTTGTCCTCAAGGAGTACGGCAACGTTGTTGTCAACACTCGCTACAGCCGGGAAACCGCGTTCGCTGATATCGACCCCGCTATCGGGAACATCCTGGCCTTCAACATGGCCGACAGCATCGATTCGATTGTTGCTAACGTCCTTAACTCCACCAGCAACACTCTGACTGGTGAGGGCTCTGCGGGCGAAATCGACGGTGTTGAAATCCGCAAGGCTGTTGCCAAGTTGCGTGGCGCCAATGTTGTGCCGCGTGACGGCAGCCTGTACACCGCAATGATCCACCCCGATGTGGGCTTCGATCTGCGCAACGCTTCTGGCCCGAACGCCTTTGAAGATGTGCGCAAGTACACCGGTGCTGAGCCTGTGCTCAACCAGACCATCGGTGTCTATGGTGGTGCGGCTATCGTGGAAACCCCGCGTTGCCCCGTTGCCACCGATGCGGTCGATGGTGACGACTACAGCGCCTTCATCCTGGGCCGTCAGGCTCTCGCGGAGGCCGTCTCAGTCGAAGCACGCACAGTGCTTGGGCCGGTTGTGGATCGCCTTGAGCGTTTCAGGCCGTTGGGCTGGCATATGATTGCCGGCTGGAACCTGTTCAGGTCTGAGGCAATGTACAAGATCAGCACCAAGTCCACGATTGCGGTCAACCCGTAATCACTCTTGGTTGGAGGGGTCGGGGCTTAATGCCCCGGCCCTTCCCCTTGTATTGGGAGCCTGCATGAAAGTTCTACAACCGCCAGAGCGCATTGAATACCGCGCATCTGACTCACTGTTTGGTCGCGCTGTGCGCATGCGGGTGCCGTTAACGCTCGTGATTACTGGCGGTGTCGGGAAGTTTGTTTCCTATCCCCTACACACAGAGTTGTTGGCTGCCGACTACTACTTCCTTGGTGGCCACTACAACGAACTAGACGATGACCAAGTGACAGCCATTACTAACGCTGGCTTTGGTGACTACGTGAAGGACGCTTAATGTGCCGCAGTGGATGCCCCACCCAGGATCACGCTTCCTGGGGTGAGTGTGCTCGCGCAGCAAACATGCGCGTTAGTGGCGACACTGTCGCTAAGAACAATCGTGATTTAAACGCATACGCTTACGCCCGCTCGCTCGGCTTGCAGCCACCGACGAGCAGTTACGAGGACAGCGTTAAAACGCTCCGAAAGGTTGGCGCATGAGCACGTTCGATCAGTTGGTGGACAGCACCATCCTGTACCTGTCAGGGTTCTCGTCTCACCAGGATCAGGCCACCTGGATTACGCAAAGCATTGATGCCTCCGCTACCACCATTGAGGTGAATGATTCCTCTGCTCTATCTCGTGGCCTGTGTGAAATTGGTAGCGAGTTAATTCAGATTGATGCTGTGGATCGTTCCGGGCAGACCGCAACTATCCCGCCCTACGGTCGCGGGTTTCGCGGGACCACGGCAGCATCGCATGCCGCAGGCACCCAGATAACTTCCAGCCCACAGTTCCCGCGCTTCGCGGTTGAGCAGGCCATCAATGAAACAATCCGCTCTTTGTATCCAG